CTTGTAATATGATAAAAGAATCGCTATCATTAATATGGTCTGTTTTTAATAATTGACTTATTTTTACACCTTCCATATATTAATTCACCTCCAAATTATTTCCTTGTTCGGTTTGTAATATTAAACCGTTTTCTGTTAATATTTTTGTACCTTCTGGATATGGTGGTAAAATACCACCTTCTAATTTTATAATCCTTGCTAATAAATCTTTTATGCTTAATGTATTTATATCCACTTGTTTTTTTAATGCTATCTCAAATTTATCGTCTATTATCTTATCAATACTTATTAATAATTCTTCTAATTTCTTTTCTCTATCATTGGCAATCTCTATATCTGTACTTAATTTACTGTTTACATTTGAACTTTCAAACATTTTATTTATGGCATCTGTAGCACATTTATCTATTTCTTTTTTTAATTGATTTAATTCTTCAATTTCTTCTTTACTGTTAAAATTCGGAGTAAAATAAATTGACAATTTCTCACCTCCATTACTTATAATTTGGATTTAGTATATAATCCTCATCTATTTTTCTAAATTCAATTGCTTTGTGATGACTAAATGAAAAAGGAGTTATTTGTGATTTATCAATATTTTCTAATATTTTTTTTATACACTCATATTCCCCAATAAAAACTCCTCCATCATCAATCTCTTGTATAATTTCTTCCAATGTCATAAATTAATAACCTCCATATATAAAAGGAGGATATTAAATCCTCCGATATTTATTCTATTTCTACATATTTAGCATCAACATACCCTCTTTTTTTGCCATGTGAAGTATCATATTCTATATAATACCAACCTGTCTCAGTCCATACTATAGTAACTTTTTCATTATTAAATACTTTACCTATAATATTTCCGTTTACATCATCTCTAACATTTAGATAATTACTTACTTTAACTACGCCTTGTTTTATTTTAGCCTCTTCATAGAATTTTTCTGATTGTTGTCCTTCATATCTAACATATCCATCTGTTGGAGTTCCATCTTCTCTGTAAAAACTTATACGTAACCATCCATTTTCTCTATACATAGGAGAAGCCTTCTTGTTAGGTGCTAACACTTCATCATGTTCTGTTTTATTTACATTTTCTGAACTCCACCATACATATGTATCTCCATCATCATTTTGATACTCCATATGATAATCAAAAGATATTCTATTATAATTCTCTATAGAAATATAAGCATGATATTTTTTATCTCCACTAGGATAAATTACTTCTATAAATTTACTTGAAGGATAAATTCCTAATACAAATATTTTATCTAAGCTAGAAATATATCTGCCTTCTATTGAATTACATTTATCATCTAACACTTGAATATTACCTTGTCCAACTATAGTAGCATTGGTTTTAGTTATATCACTTTCATAGAAGCAATAAGGATTATCTTTTTTGATAGTCTCAACGGATGCTATTTTATTTCCCTCTAATCTAGCTTTAAAATCCCACCATCTAGCCCAATTATTAGGCATAAATGTATTTGGGCACTCCTTCCTACTACAGTCCCAATGTCTCACCACCTTACTATTAGGTATTCCATATTTCTTTTGAATATCTTTGACTAACCATAAAGTATTTTCAATAGTTTGTTCTGATATATCGCCTTTAGTTTTACACATTTCTATTCCTATGCTATTTCTATTGCCTATACCATATCTATCATATCCGTCACCACAATGAAATGCACTATCATGTTCTCTAACAACTTGAGTTATAGAATCTTCATCAACAAAATAATGAGCTGAAGCCCTTCTATGCCCTGTGCAAAAATAATTTGCATTTCCTTCATCTGTATCATCATAGTTTCCTGTATCATGTATTACTATATATTCAGGATTATTTGTTCCCACCCAATGATCGTCATTATCAAATCTATATTTCATTTCTACTGACATATAAACATCTCCTTTTTATTTTTATTACATATAAAAAAGACTAAAGAAATTAATCCTTAGTCTTACAAATTTTATATTTTATGTTTAGTTAAAAGACATGTTTTAACTAAATTATCTTGGGCTAATAAATAAACTATCATCCCAATCTATTACTATTTTTCTATTTTGCCCATTTCCGTTAAGGGTTTGGAATCCCCCTATTTTTTCTACAGAAAAAGCCCCGCTACCTATATTTACACTTCTATTTCCATGTATTTGCAATACTTTATTACTTGCACTCCATCCTCTTATAATACCAACAAAGTTATTACCTAATTTAAGTGCATAACCTGTCCAATAACTATACCATCCATCAGCGCCAACATCTACACCATCAAACATATTACCATTTAATCTATTTGCATTCAAATAATAATATGTTAAATTACTACTTGCATCATAGTAACTATCTGTTATTGCTCCTGAATCAAAATTATAAAGAATTTTGCTGCTATTTGACTTTATATTACAATAGGTCTTATCATTAGATTCAGAAGTTTCAAACATTGCTCCACCTTCATACGCTAATTCTCCAGTATAAGGCATATCAATTGTAACTTGTTTTATGTTATTTCCTTTTTGGAAAAGAACATAATCATGTTGAGTATAAAAGTTATTTTGTTTAATAGTTAAGTTCTTAATCCAACCATTGAAACATATTCCACAGCTATAATCTGTTTGACTATAAGGTCTCCAAAAGTTCTCTCTTATGGTTACATTGTTAACAGTTCCAACTGCATTAATATAAATCATTCCCATAGTTTCTTCTGAATAATTATTCTCCATAGTAATAGAACCGCAACCCATACCTCCACTATTATACATATTTAGGTACACACCACGAATCAACTCTTTTGGTTTACTTCTATCTGGATCTGAAGGTTCGCCATTATATTCTAAGAATGTATTTTTTATTATAACTCCTCTTCCTTTAACATTTCCAAATATCCCATGACTTTCATTTCTTTCTATCCAACAATTATCTATATATATCTGATTAGTTTCTCCTGTATAATTTCCAAGTTCTTTATCAATATATATACCATTACAACCGTTTTGCACTATACCTGTATCTTTTAAATTTGGTGAAATTAAACCATATGGAGCATATATCCCATGTTTACCCATACCAGCTATTAAACATTTATTTAAGGTTACTGTTTGTCCACCTTTTGTTTGAGATATGCCATTTTGATTTAAAGCTCTTCTATTCCCCAATATTCCTATATTAGTTGCTGTTAAACCATCCTCGAATATATTAATATCTTTATTAGAAGCAAAGATAGTACCTTTACATTGTTCTTTGTATTTATTATAATCGTTTAATTGTGAATCAGGTCTAGTATAACTCCAATCTAAAAATGGTATGTAAGGTTTTGATAATCCCTTTAATTCTATTCCATTAGTTGTAATTGGTTTTGTAACATAATAAATGCCATTGGGTATTTCTATCATGGTTATTTTGTTTTCAACGCAATATTGAATAGCTTTTTTAATAGCTTCCGTATCATCTGTTATTCCATCCCCAATAGCCCCAAAATCTTTGATATTTATAACACCGTGATTTTTAATTTTTTTATCTATTGCCGTTATTATATTACTATTATTTTCAACTTTATCATCGGTTGTCTTTAAATTATCTTTTACATTGTCAATTTGAGTATTAGCCTCTTCAACACTACCATCTATTCTTTTTATTGTTGTATCAAATTCTTTTCTTTGAATATATTCTACAGCATTTAACTTAGCTAATAACTCATATCCCTTATCTATTGTATCATCCAATGTACTAATAACTTTTATAGCTTCATGAGTTGATGTTTTTAAATCATTTATTGCTACTATAACATCACTCATTGTTTTTAAAGCCTCAATAACAGTCTTTCCTTTTTCTAATATATCCTCAAGAGTTTCAATTACATTTCCTTCTTCATCTAATAGGGTATATATTCTACCTGCTCCAACTACAGGAAGTCCTATACTATAATAGTCTAACATAACATTTTGACATGCTCTTGATTCATGAAAGAAAACATTTCCGTCATCTCTAACCCAATAGCTATCTTCTGTTATTTCATCAGCATTATAAACTCTATATAATCCTACTGGTTCAATTACCTCAACTCCTCGATATTCATCTGGAATACCATCAAGCTGTATTTGATAATTCTTTGGTGAAATCTGATGTTTTCTACGTATATGATATGACATTGGATTACCATCTTTATCTTTATAGTACTGACAAACTATTTGTTCTAAATTATTCAAACTCTTTCCTCCTTTCCCATAACATATTATTTATAAAACTATGCCATCTCATGACTTTCAGGAAGAACCTGTACCTCTTTATGTTCTTCTATTTCTTTTTTCTTTTCTTCTACTGTAATGGCTCTTATATTGCTCACTAAATTACCATCTTTATCTGTAACTTCATATGTAACATTGTAAACATTAGGCATTTGATTATTTACTATACCTGTTATTTTTATTTCATTTGTTAAATTTCCATCTTCAGTATCTTCTGCTGTTACACCTAATCTTGGATTAAAGTTTTCTCCAACTTGAATTGTCATTGGTTCTATACCCTTAATTACTGGTGGATTGTTAGTTCTTACAGTAACAGTTCTAATTACGGTCATACTATTACCAACACTATCTTTTATTTCATAAGTAAGGTTGTAATTATCAACTCTATTGCTATCTACTTCCCCTGTTATTTTAATATCTTTGGTGATGTCTCCATCTATAGCACTAATAGCTAATACACCTTCTTTTTTATCAAATTTATCTCCAATTTTAATTACTGTATTACTAACACCAGTTATTGATATAGGTTCTAAAACTAAGAATTCCCATTCAGTTCCTTTTAAAGCTGGTTTAAAATAGTTGTAATAAAAATCATTAATTGTATTTCTTAATTTATTTTTATCTGATAACGCTTTATTTTTATCAAAAATATTTATTTGAAAGTTTAAAGCTTCCATGTTAACATCTACATCACCTCTAATCTCTCCAATAAGGTCATGATCTTTATTTTCTAATTTTTGAGTTATAACTTTTAATTCTGCCATATATTAATTCCTCCTTAAAAATTAATAAACTCAGATAATGACAGTAGACAATTTATCCTACCATTCGTCTGAGTTGTTATCTTTATAATATTTAATTTATTTGTTTCTAAAAATTTAGATATTTCTACACTACAATCCTCATTTATATTTGAAGCAACTAATTTATCATTAACATAAACTCCTATAGAAGTTGGCATTGTTGTTTCAATTATTTTATATTTTGGTTCATGTTTATGATTAGGTAATTGAATTACATGATTATGATTAGGTAATCCATGTTTGTGATTATCTTCTAAATGATAATGTTTATTCACTATTTGTATAGAAGGTTTTTTGTCATTTAACAAATCTTCTATATCACTTTTATTTATTGTTATATTTTCTCCGCCCATTTGTGTTTTAGAAGCACTAGATAAATAAGTAAAAACTCCACTATTCATATTTGTGGTTTTAATTATAGAGCCACCAGCTTCAACTCCTTCGAATCCAACCCTATAATTAGATAAATGTAAAAATAATTTTGCTTCTCTTAATTCTATATTTTCATATAAGTATATAGGAAATTCTATAGGATGAGCTTGGTCTACATTATCACAAAAATTTAAACTATCATTTTGTAACATACCATCTCCAGATAATACAACTTTTTCATTTTTATCGTATAAAATTAAGCTGCTCTTATTTTCTCCTCTTATACTATATATTCCTACTCTTGCCCTAAGTGTTTTACTAGAATCATATACACTAATACCGTAATCATCTATTTTTATAGATTTATTAGGATTGACTAATTTCATTCTTTCTCCTAATATTGCTGTTCCCATAATACTTTTTGCAACTAATCCCTTCTCATCTGCAACTGTTTTACAAGTTTTCCAGTTATCATTAGTTACTGCAAAAAATCCAGCACCCATATAAAATTGTTTTTTTCTAGTTTTATCGGTTTTATCTGTACACCAAACACCAGTACCAGTAATATCTAGCTCATTTATATTTTGGTTACATTTTATAGGAATAGAGTTGGCTTGAATCCCATACTTTTGAATGTTTTTCAAGTTATTGGTTGCTACAGAACTATCTACCCATGTATTTCTATATAAATTTATAGCATTAGCACTTCTATTTATTTTATTTAAACTTATATTTCTTATTGTTTTTAAATCATGCAATACAAACTTAGAATTATTAAATTCAACACTGGATATTTTAGCTTGAGAATTTTGTCTTGAAGGAGTGTATTTGAATCCTGTTATTCTAACTTCTCCGCCTTCTATTTCCTCTTCTCCATCCATAATATGTGCTACATCACCTAATTTAACAATATTTTTCCATCCTCTAGGATGCCTTGTTAATCCAACTACATCTGTTGTAAAATCAATGGGTAACATATTTCTTTCATTTAATACTCTTTTTGCATTATCAAATAATTCCTTATCATCCGTATAATAATCATCGGATAATCTAAGTGAATAAATACATTCATCCAATTCATCTAAATCTTCTTCAGTGAAAATTACTCCTTGTACATCTTTAGCCGTTTTTTTATCTAATGAATTATTACAATTTCCCATATTAATATCTAATTGTTTAATTTCTTCTTTTAATATATTTAAAGTTTTTATGAGACTATTTAAATCATTATTTAATACTTCTATTTCTGCTTCAAGTTTTTTAAATTCCATTTGTTGTTCAAAGCTTCTATCTTCCCCAGCTTTTATATAAGCTATTTTTATGGATTTCTTAACCTCTAATTGATCTCTAACTAATTGTAGTTTCGATTCTATATAAATACTCTGTTTGTTCTTCCCATCTTTTTTCTTTTTATATGAATCCCACTCATCAAAAACTTTATTTATATAATTATTATATCTTTGTAAAGACATCTGCAATTCATCACTTATGTTTCCTTGTTTTAAAAGATATGTGAAATCTTCTATATAATTAGTTCCTAAAGGATTTACACCATTTATACTTAATCCATCTTTGCCTTCAACAACTAATCTAGTTACTATATCATCAGATTTTAAATCCTTATCAATTTTCATTAAGTATTGGTCATAATATAGATAAAATCCATTATCTCTACCCATAGTTTGTCTATCGTATACATTCACCAATTTATTAATTGTGTCAAATTGGAATATGCAATCATATGCTTTTTCTACCATATCTCTTAAAAAAGGCAACCATTGATGAATTCCCTTTTCAAAACTTCTATATTTGGTCTTAGTTTTTTCTACCTTATTTCCAGTTTCATATGTTAAAACAATATCTTTGAAATTAATATCTAATCCTTGTAAATATGTAAATTTTTCAACTTCTTTTTTAATAAATCCATTAATTAATGTAAATTCATATCTGATTACAGTGTTATAACTATTATCAATACTATATGAAGCTTTAATATGCCTAATTCCTTCTGCAAAATTTTCAAACTTATGCTCGTAGTTTTCTGTTTTGGTTACATTGCTTTTAAAATCTGTACTTATAATATTGTTGTATTTAATACTAAAGTTAAGAACTTGGTCAGGGATATTAATATAAACATCTTTATCAAATAATATTTTATCTACTTGAACATCTTTAACATTTAAATTATTATATAAATCTATATCTATAGTTTCATTAAATAAACCAATAGTTGATTTTGCATTGGGATCAATATAACCGACTTTCCAACTTGTTTCATTTTCAAGCCAATTTAAAACACCTTCTTCAACATCAATTTTATCTCCTTTAGATTTATATAATTGGAAAGTTCCTTCTTGTACGGCAACATCTTTTTTGTTTAGATTTATTTCAAAAGATTTAGCTGTAAACTTCTTTTTTTTAATATGTTTATTAGATTCTACTTTGAAATCTCCACATATCTCGTATCTATCGCCATTATATATGATTTGCCTTTTAGGTTTGAATTTATCAAATAAAGGATTAGAGATTACTTCTCCCCTTCTTTGAACCTTAGAAGGAACGCTTAAAGTCATAGTGAAACAATCTCTAAGTTTATATTCTATAGATTCTATATATTCATTAGGAATTTCACACAACTCTTCTCTTCTGTTCTTATATAACACAGCTTTAGGTTCATCATCTTTTGGATTTATACTTACACCTCTAAACATTAAATATCACCTCCTTATTTAAATCCTATTGGATATTGGTATAAAAACCTTATTCTACAATTTCCTTTAACTTGTATTCTATTTAATCCATATTGTAATTTAATAAATTTCTTATTGCTATGTTGAAATATATTTCTGCTTTTATCTTTTAAACTAACCATATCTTTTAATCCCTCATTGTATATCATTATATGGTCATTGCTAACAAGGTTGTTAAATTCCATAGTTTCACCTAATGAAAGGTTTTTTATAGTTAAATCTGTACTATTATCTCTTAATTCAAATTCAATATCTGGATATATAAAATTATCTATATCACTTCCATTATAAATATCTATTACTTTTTCACCTTTAATTCTATAATCATTATTAAATAAATTGCTGTATCCGTAGGGTGCATTCAATCTCATTTCAAGATTAATATATCCCTCTTTAGCACAATTAAAGAAATCTGTTCCTTTAGTAAATATTACATAATATGTTAAGTCTGTTTGGTCATAGACTTTTAGGGGTTTATACTCCTTTTTAAATAACCATCTGCATATTTCTTCTAATTCTTTATCTGTATAAGGCAAAGGTCTACTATATTTATTCATCTTCATAATAGATATTTTAAGAGATTGAGGTTTTCTTTTAATACCTAGAAAAAGTGGTGTATCAGTGCCATTATCTTCTTCAATTATTTCTTGTTCCACACCAAATTTATCCTCTTCACCTTTATTATCAATTACAACCATTTTTAAATTTCTATCTTTACTTTTCTTCCCGTCGAATTCAAAATAGAATTTTCTAAATTGCATTATTCCACCACCTTTCATATATTTTTGAGTATTTTTATAAAAACTCATGTTGTAAAACACTAGGCTTTTCGTCATTTTATAACATCAATTTTTCATTAAAAACACAATTTTAATCAATTTTTTACAATATAAAAAAGAACCTAGATTTAATCTAAGTTCTATAAATATTTCTTTAACATATTCTATAATCCATTTTTTATTTTCATTAATTCATCTTCACTTAATCCAGTTGAAGAAACTATGATATCCATATCTACATTAGCTATTAAAAGTTTTTTAGCTACTTCTAATTTACCTTCTTCTCTTGCACCTTCTAAAGCTGATATTCTATCATATATAGCTTTTTCTCTCATGTTATATTTTTCTCTTTCTTCGCTATCCATACTCAGTCTGTATAGTTCAGATTTTGCTAACTTAATTTCTTCATTACTTAATTCTAGTTGCCTTACAGTATTGCTTTCAGGTTCAATTAAGAACTCTAACCATTTTTCTAGGGCATCCATTTTTTCAACATTTTCAACATATTCTTTATTACCTATTTCATTAAACTTAGGTAACTCAATGAAATGTATTTCTTGAAGATCTGTAAGCTCTTCATTTGAAGTTATTTCTTTTAACCTATATGCATTATGATATTTATCATTTTTTAAATATTTGAAATTTAATATATTTATGCAGACAGTTCTTTCTAATTTACTGTAGTTATCTCTATTTTGTATTTGCTCTGAATACATCTTGCTCCAGTAATATAAAGTCCTTTGTATCATGTTATATTCATTCTTTAATTGGATTTCAATATTTATATGTTCCTTATTGCTAGTTGTAGCTTTTACATCTAATCTACTAAATTTATCTTCTAAAAAATCTTTATCTATATCGTTATTTTTAATTTCTACATCTTTTATGGGTGTTGTTGGTTTTATTACTGCATTTAAAAAGTTGATTAGTATAGGTTTATTTTTCTCAGTACCAAATATCTTTTTAAACACAAAATCTATTTGTGGATTCAATAATGTTCTATATACCATTTAGAATTACTCCTTTCAATAGTTATACTCTAATTATAACATTACTGAACTTCAATATAAACATTATTCAACTAATACAGATATTAATTCAATATTATTTATATTGAAGTGGTGTTATCGTACACCACTAAAACGTATTAATAACTATTAAGCTGTTCATTAATCTCATTAATAATTTTTCTATCTCTTTCATCTAACATAGATTTGATGTCGTCAACTTTTCCTTCGTGGACACTTCCTATATGGAGATTACTTTCGATTTTAATATTAGCTTTTTTGCTACCTTGAGGTATTGCCATAAATGAAGCAACCTTTGGAATAGCTTGTACAACATTATTACCACTGTTATATCTAATATTGGAACTTGAAACACCTAGATTATTATTAATAGAAGTTAATTCACCATATAGTTTCTTAGTTAATTCAAGATTATCTATGTATTCTTGCATTTTAAGACTACTATCAGCAAATACTTCTCCATTTTTTTTATAATAATCATTTAAAGCATCTCTAAGTTTTATAACGTGTCCTTCTATTTCAATAAATCCTTTTTGAATCATACCTTTTGCTAATTCTGCTATTTTTTCATCAGTATAAGTTTTTTCCATTTCTTTGATTTTTTCATCTTTATGTTTATCTATCTTATCCATTTGCTCATCAAAAGCTTTATTACCTTGATCTTTTTGTCTATCTCTAATGAAGTTATTTAATTCTTTTTCAAGATCATCTTTTTGTTTTAACAAATCTTTAAGTTTAGATTGTCCTTCAGATGAAATATCTCTTCTAACAGAATCTATTTGAGCATTAAGTTTATTTAACTTATCTTGCTTTTCTTTAAGGTTTTTCTCAAAGTTTTCATCGTCATATTTCTTGTTGTACTCATCTCTTTCTTTTTTCACCATTTCTTTAAGATGATTAGCTTCATCCTCTCTGGCTTTCTTGCGTTGTTCTACTTGATTTTTAACAACATTGGTCATTTCTCTTTCAGTATCACCCATTAACTTAACTTGTTTTTCAGAAACTTCTTTAATAGTTTTGGCTAGTGCATACCATTCATTATTAAGTTTAGGTAATTCTTTAGATGTGATTTCAAAGTATTTATCAGCTTTTTCTTTTAAATCTTTAAAATTCTTAATTGCTTGTTCTTTAGCTTTATTAGAATTATCCATAGCGTTAACTTCATCTTCTATTTGTTTTAATCTATCATAGTAGTTAGATATATTACCATTAAAAGCATTAAAACCATTGCTTTTTAAGACACCTTCTAAATATCTACCTTCATTTTGTTTAGCAGCTATTAAATTATTTATGGCATCTTTCTTTTGTTTATAAAGATTTATTTCTTTATTCATGTATTGAAGTTTATTAACACCTTGGGCGTTTTCTTCAAGAGTTTTGGTAATTTCTAATTCATTGTTAACATCATCTATAGCATCTGTAAGAGATTTGTAAGCATCGATTTTATCTTCGATATCTTTGATATCTACATGTTCACCATTTTTAGAACCTTTACCTTTATTACCTTTACTTCCACTACCTTTGTGTCCATGTCCATTAGCTTCTGGTGAATAGTCAACTTTAACTGGATTATTAGCAACTTTTACAGGGTTAATACTATGTTTAGTCCAAGCACTCCATTGAGCACCATCCCATTTCCACTCTGCTCCTGGTGCTAGTGGAACGTGTGGTTTTTGAGGTTTAAGACTATTAGGCAAACCATTTTCATCATAACCTAATCCTACTTGAGCCATCATATCATGAAGTTTTTTTGTAAGTTGCATTGCTGATAAAGCTTTTGTTTGACATGCATTATCAAAATTATCAACATCTCGTTTATATGCATCCCCCATATTATTGATCATGCTAGAATTAGCAGTTTGTATTGTATTAGCACCGTCTATAGCAGCTTTATTCTTAGTATCTACTAGATTGGCATGATTTGAACTATCAGTTTTATAATGTTCTGCCTTATTATTAGTTTCTTGTGATGAAGCTTCTGTTCTAGTATCTGCTCCATTTTGAGCATTGGCTACTTTTGTATCTTCACTATTGGCATGATTAACAGTATCATTAGAATACATATTGCTTTTTTGAGCTGTTTCATTATTAGTAATATTAATTCTATCGTTAGAACCACTAGCTGCAACTTGAGTTTTATCATTTTCAGCTTGAATACCATTTTGAACCATATATTGAGCTTGTTCTATCTCTTGTGTGTATGCACTTTCTCTTTCTTCTTTTAATTCTTTTTCTAATGCAATACTATTCTCCATGAAGTGATTTTGGTCTGCTAATAGAGATATCAATCTCGGATCACCTGAAGCAAATATTTTTTCTACGATATTTGCTGATAGTTGTCCGTTTTTTTGAAATTCTTTTGTAGCTTCAGTAAGTATGTCTACTTCTCCTCTTAGTCCACTAAAAGCATCAGATAAAGCTTTCAATTCTTTTTCAGCTTCTTTAGCATCATATCCTGTATTTTCTATACCTTCAGCCAATTGGTCAATTGATGGTTTAGCATTATCTGCTGAGGATTGAGTTTGTTGTAGATATTGATTATATTGATCTAAAGCATCTAAATTATCTTGACCGATTATATTAGCAATATCACTTTTGCTAACACCTGCTGACTCTAAACCTTTCTTCATCTTAATAAGGTTATTAATTTCAGCACTATAATCCTTTACTTCTTCTTTAGCTTTCTTTATATCTTTTTCAAGGGCTGTGGTATTTTCTGTTCTTTCATACCATTTTTTATTTTTGTTTGATTCCTCAACTTGCCTTAATTTTAGTTGATTCTCTTGAAGTCTTTTTTGGTCTTTTATATACTCATCGACATGCTCTTTAAATTTCTTATTCTTCTCAATAAAGCTTCCAACCTCATCTTTAGCTTGCTGTTTTTTCTGTCTAATATTTTCTTCTATAAGTTTAGTATTTGTAGCTATAGCATTACCTTCGTTATCGAATTCTGTTGCTGCATTAGGTAAAACATCAGCTAGTTGTTTTTCGTAATCAAGTAATTGTTTCTTTAATTCATTTTGTTTTTGAGTATCAGAAGTATTACTTATTTGAATTTTAGTATTGTTTATTTTATCTACTAAACCTTCTGATTTCTTAATATCTTCAATGTTGCTATTGAAACTATTTGCTATATCTTGATTAAATTCTCTGAGTTGTGATTTGGCATTAACTAATTTATTAATTAACTTTGTGATACCTTCTATAACGAGAGATATACCTATTCCAATTCCGAATGATAGAACGCCTTCTAAAGCGGTAACAGCAACTCTTGTAGCAATCGCTTCTAATTTAACAGCGGTCATCTTAGCTTTTATACCAACTAAACTCATTGCATAAGATTTATTTGTAATCTCTCCACTTTTAAACTGAGCTTTTAATTTAACTAAATCTCTTAATATACCAATTTGAGCTACTCTAGATTGTTTAGTCACTCTTTTAAAGCCATTTTCCATATCTCTAAAAAATAAGATATTATTTTTATTTAACGCATTTCTAGTTTTTTGGTTAAACATAACCATACTAGCACTTGCCAATCCAACTGTTGAAGGTAATGCTCCAAAAGTCTTAATTAAAGTTCTTAAAGCGTTAACTCCAACATCTACTCCACCTATGATATTTTTTAATAAATCTGTATCACCTAAATCTAAAAATAACCCTTTAAAATCCTCTTTTAAGCTATTAATTTTTGCTGATAAAGAATTCATATAGGCTTCTTGTTCTTGTGCTGCACTTTGAAAACTATCATCTGCTGTTTCTTTAATACTTTCTAAATCTTTTTTTGCATTTAACATCAAAGAGAAGAAAACGTTTGCATTTTGCTTTCCAGCAAATTTTTCGGCAATCATAGATTTTTGCATATTATTAAGATCATCCCAAACCATAGATAAATCTTTAATAACATCGTATGTACTTCTAAATTCTTCTTTACCCTCTTTGGTGACTTGGGTTAATTTAACACTTCCATGAGTTGTTTCATCTAACATTTTCTTTAATTTAGGAAATGTTTCTCCACCTTTTTGCTTCATTCCTCTCATATTCATTGAGATTGTTTTTAATGCATTACCAACTTTAGCAGGATCTTGTATAGCTGAGTTGGCTGTTGTAATTAAAGCAATACTTTGGCTTAAATCATTATTAGCTGTTGAAAGAGCTGAACCACCTCTCATGATTGCATCATTTAATCCACCAACAGAAACTGCGTAGTGATTAGAAACATTATTTAATTTATCAATAATATCCATACTATCTTTAGCTTGGATATTGTATGCTTTCATTGTTGCAATTAAACCTTTATTCGCACTCTCAGAATCAATATCTCCGACATTTTGGAAAATTATAGAATTTTCAGCTAATTCTTTTGACTCTTGATAACTATATGACATTTGTGCAAATGCATCGGTTGCTTCAATTACATTTTTAGTCTGATTTCCCAATGCTTTCGCCATATCATTTGCTTGATTTTCAAAAGCCTCATATTCTTGAGATGTTTCATTTGTAACTTTTTTCAAGTCTCTCATCGAATTATCAACTTCTACGATTGTATCAAAACTTGATTTCAAAACTCCAATGGAAGCTCCTATAATTGACCCCCCAATAAAGTAATCTTTCATTCTTGCAAATATATTGCTAAATTGACTTGTTGTTACAAGCTCACGACTTTGCACTTTTAAGTCATTTACATTTTTCTGTATTCTATTTCTCTCTACAGAGCCCAATATTTCATTCTGAGCTATCAACTGTTTATATAGATTAATTTGTCTTTCAAGTTCATTACTAATTCTTGCTTGTTCATTACTTTTACCACCACGATTATCAACTCTCACTTTTAAATTCTCTAGTGTTCTTAATTGTGATGTTAAAAATCTTGCACTTCTATTAATTTCAGCACTTTTACTAGACTCTTTTTTTATGTAAGCATCTAACTCAATCAACTGTTGTTGCATTATGTTTTTTTCTTCTTGAGATAATCTAATATTCTTAGCCTTAATTTCATTAATTCTATTTTGTATATTTTGTATAGAATTTAAATCTCTTGAATTATCATAATTTTCATTTTTGGTATGTTGAGTAACACTTCTTTCTTTTATCTTGTTAAGTCTATTTTCTAATTGAGATAAATATTGTTCTTGTTTTAAAAATGAATTTTTAAGTTTATCATCTAAAACATTGAACTCACTAGACACTTCTTTTATATTGTTTTTAACTTCAAGGTTTATCTTTTCACCTTTAAGTGTCGAGTTAATCTGTTGTTGAATATCTTGTAAAGCCTCATTATTCCCTAAATTAATCTTGCTTATGTTTAAATTAATATTCTTACTAAGTTGATTTATTTGTTTTTGTATTTGACTTGTAGCTTTATCAACATCTTTTAAAGATACTTTTTCCAATTCAACTCCTAAATTTTTACTTAAACTTTTAATATCCTTTTCAAGTTGTTGTAATACTTTATCTTTATTTAACTTTCCACCAAACGATAGATTTAAAGACATATAATTCCCCCTTTCCCCTGTTTTATTGCATTAAAAAAGAAGCTATTACTAGCTCCCTTATAATAACATATTAAATTATTTGTTTATCTTTTACAAAACTAATTTCTTTTTCTGGTATCAGTTGAATTAACCCATTATAGCTTTGTGAAGTTAGTTTTATATAGTAATTCTCATTTTCTTTTTCAACTTGCAATACTGTTATTCTATCATCATTAACAATTCTTTCTGTTTTTATTTCATTAATTTTATTTCTACTAGCAACTACAGCTCCAACTCCACCAGCCATTATACCACCTACGACCGCTTTTCCGATAGAACTTCCACCACCGTTACCACCAGAAATTTCTGTGTATGAATCTATATCTCCCAATCTGTTAAATCTTTGAATATCATTTATGTTTATTTTAATTTTACCTATATCGTTATTGTAATCCTTAGAAACTAAACATAAATTATCGTCTTCTCTAAAACCCCAAAAAGTTTTTTGCTCTCCATTAAAAGTTGTATAATTATCAAAATCAATAATATCTAAAACAAAAGCTTCTCTTTTATATAAATCATATTTCTTCATATAATTCTTTCTTGTGTTATCCACATTCTTTTTAGTCTCATAATCTTCCTTTGTATTTTTATTAACATTATGACTTATAGCAAAGACTATTAACAAACATATTAGAAATATAACTATAAATAATCCCATAATCAACATCCATCTCCTTATCTTATTTATTAAGATAATTATACCACTTTTACATAATGTTAACAATTAATTCTAAATAAAAAGAACCTAGTAAACAATTATACTAAGTTCTTAATCAATCTTTATGCATTTTTATATACATAGGTGTAGTCCCTTCAATGTATTTATCAAAGATCGTCATATCACTATCAAATTCGGTAAAATTATTTCTTTTGTAAAAACTGATAGCGTTTGGTACTGAACACAATATTATAAATTTACCACCAACTACATTTACACTTAAATCATATAAATGACCTACAATATCTTCCATTATCATATCACTAATTAACTTTCCATTATAAACAGTATCTTGATATTTCTCATTGATAGCAAACATATTAATTAAGAATGCCGTTCTAGGAGTATAATGCATTCTCTTATCGTCTTCTGGTATAGAATCTTCATGGTAATCAAAATCATCTTCTAAGTATAAAGCAAATGTAGAAATACAATAATAACCAACAATATCTACTATTTCATTATTACCTTCTCGTATTGTATTGGTTATTATATAAGTTACACCATCACCATTAGATGTAGATTTCAATGCGTCTTTTTGAATGAAGTCATTAAATACTTCTTTATCTTCTATGTTTCCTACGTCAAAATTCAAGCTCAAAGCTTCATGTTCTTCATTATATAGTTCTGCATTTAATTCTAACCTATGTATCTCTTTAACACTACCCATTTTACTTCCTTTTAATTAACTTACTAGACTCCCTACATTGTTTTAAAAAATCTTTAGAAATTACATTGTTATTACTTTCTCTGATAAACTGTTCTCTTTTAGAAGATTTAATTATCAAGCTACCCATCATTGGTTTTGCCAATATTGTCATATTAATCACCTTCCTCAATCTTGCTTTCCATAACCATCTCTTTACTAACATACTAACACCGCCTTTATTACCATATATTTACTATTATGATAACATTTTTGGCTTGTCTAATTAAAGAAATTTCATTAGCTAAATTGTTCCTTGTTTACCTTAATTATAACATTTTTTGTCTTGAAAAAGTGACAAAGTTGTTAATAAATTGTTAAGTTTATAAACCTAGTGTATATTCTTGTAGAAAAGGGATATAACATTATGGCTTAATCTACATCATAACCCATGTTTTTTAATTTTCTTTTATACATATCTTCTAATATTCCACTCTCTAATTCTTCCTTAGTAAATTCAAAAACTGGTCTTGCATTAGGTTGTCTATTCCAAGTATAATCTTCACCATATTCAATTATTTCATCTAATCTTTCCCCTTTAGCATCTGCATATGGTTCATTTTCATTACCTTTTGCTATATTTTCAACCGTTATCATCCCACTTCCAACAGGGGTAACAATTATGTTTCTTCTATCTCCAAAACCACCATTTTCTTCTCTTCTGTCATAATAATGAGGTTGAAATTCCCCCTCATAAACCATTTCTTTGATATTCTTATGTAGCAAATCTCTCACCTCTTCACCAACAGATAAAGAAACTTCTTCTAAATCTCCATTGTTAAACTTATCAATAAATTCTTCTAAATTTTCTATATTGTCTATATCAATGTCCATACTATTGATCCTCTTTTTGTTGTAATTTTTCTTTCCTTCTTATTTCTCTATTTAATTTCCATTTAGCTTTTAATATAGCCCATCTACTAACTCTATTTAATTCATCTAGCTCTGGGTGTGGTTTTATATTTCTTATTCTCTTTAACTCAGATTTAACCCATCTTTCTTGTTTTGTTTGTTCTTGTACTAAAGATAAATAATCGTTAAGTTTTTGTTGAACTAATAATAACGCCATATTTATTTCTAATTCTTCTAATTTAGACTTTTGATTTAATAATCCAATTTTCATTATGCTTGTATATAAAGTAGTCATACATCTATTTATATCTTCAGCGACTTCTGTTAAGAAATCAGAATTAATAAATATTAAGAAATTCTCAAAAGACATTTCTTTGAAATTCATTTCTCCTTCACACACAATTAATTCTCTATACATATCGTAAAGTAATTCTTCATTATTTAACTCTCCATCATTATCTTCTTTCATTTCTTCCATTTTCTTATACCATTCTAACTTTTCATTCTCGGTTAGATTTTTTATTTTGATTTTAAACTCTTCATTTTCATATAAATATTCACTTGCAATTAAATTTTCTGACATCTATAATCCTCTCCTCTATTTTTTAATTTAAATAAAATCCTTCTTTTAACTTATTTTTTTCTTATTACAATAATCATCATCATTTAAGAGTATTTCTTATAAGAATAATTACTCTGATAAGAAAGGAGGATATTAAATCCTCCAATTATATTTTTTTATTTTGCAAATCCCATAGCTTGTAATTGAGATTTACCAAATGTTTCTAAAGGTAATAACATGATTCTACCCATTGTATCTGAATTTTCAGGTTTCAATATTTCTATCTTAGAAGAAACCTTACCACCATCAGATTTGGATTTTAAATCATCCTTCATAGAACCTTCTAGTCTTCCAGATGGGAATCTATATTGTCTTATATATGTAGTTTTGAATGTTCCATTTGCTTGTCTTAAAACAACTGGATTTGATATGATAACTTCAAATGTCTTAGCGAATTTACTAGCATCAATATCAAAGTATAATGCATCTGTAACAGTTATATCGTAACCATTTACATAAACATCACCATCTGTTACAGTTGTTGTAATAGTTACACCCTTACCTTCTATTGCTATATTTTCAGCAGGTATTAACTCACCTGTTTTCATATCAAACATTTGTGGTTTAACACCTTTAGCTGGTTCTTGTAATAAATCAAATTTACCACCTTTAACAGTATATTGCATAGCTTCTTGGAAAGCTTTAACTTCACCTTTTTGTAGCATTTGTCCGAATTTAGCTGCTGTAAAGTCTAATTTAGCAGTAGCATCATCTAATGAAATTTCAATTTGTCTATTTTCACCCCATGAATATATAGTCGGATTACCTATACCACCTTGTAATTTTTTATTATCTTCTTTTATATCTATACCTATGTCTTGTAAAGTTTTGGAATATAATTGAATTCCTGTTTCATGGTCTATAAGAGTGATATTTCCTGTAGTTGTAGAAATTAATCCTTGTAATAAATCTTTTTGAGTTGCATTTGCCATTAATAAATTCCTCCTTTTGTTCTTTTGTTTAATTTATTTTTAATTATAGTTTATCCCCTTTGTCATAAACTTCGGAGTTAAACTCAATCATCGTACTTTCTGGATGTTTATAAAGATTTATAATTTCATCCCTTTTTGGTATTTTAAAACCTTCATTAGCAAAACCACTTGATTGTATTTGTTTACCTAAGTCGTGATTATCTATAACGCTTAATCTTGTATAGTCAGCAATAATCATGTAATAAGTAAAATTTTTCAATTCATATTGTGGTATTTTCTTTTCATTAGATACAACTTGACATATTGTTTCCAAATCAAACTGAGAACCATCTTCTTGTGATTTATTTTCTCTTAAACTTATTAAGATACTTTGTAAAATAGGATCTTCATAATACAAAGGTGTAAATAATAAATTTTGTCTCATTACAACATTTTTAAAATCATCGAAATTACTTTCATTTATTTCTCTGTCTAATAAAACATTTTCATCTTGTATTTTAAATTTCACATTTTCTTCATCATAAATAACATCTTTATGTAAAACCATTTTTAACACTTTGATAAAATCATCAATATTAAGTTTGTATTCAGCTTCTTTTAATCTTTGATATTGTTCTAAATCATCAGGATTCATTAATGCTAAATAATCATCATTATTAGCTATTTCATATGCTCTGATTTGTTTTAAAACTAACATTAATGTACTCATATCAAGTTTTTCTTTTAATTCTATTTCCAATGCTCTTTTATCTATAGCTATATATCTTTGAGCTAATTCTTGAAATTCTTGATATTCTGTTATTTTAATGGGATATATTTCTCCTATACCTTCTATATAATCAGCTTGTCCAAAATAATCTTTAAGCATAATTAGCGACTCTCCTATCTGTTATTGGTTGACAAGTTAATTTAATAGTTCTAACCATAGTACCGTTAGCCCCTATTTTTTGCTCATCAATACTTCTTACAAAAAATTTAAAATCACCAACATCTTCTGCATACTCACTTTTTTCTGGATACATTTCATCAAACATATTGCAAATTCTATCTATTATTACTAAGCTTCTTTCATCTCCATAAGGTTCTAATATATTGTATGTGCTGCTATAAGTAACAACTATATCAAAAGTATATTCACTTGTACTCTTATATGTATTCGAATATATGTAACTATTAGATACAAATATGAATAACTGGTCTTTTGTCATTAATCTATTATCAGAAGCATAAGGTATTAAAATTTTATTTCTTGATTCTACATTTTTATATTCCTCATATTCACCATCTTTATTTCTATTTTCTCCTAAATTTTCAAGTAATCCACAATCTAAATCAGGTTGCTCAACAACTTCATCATTATAGTTAATTCCCATTTCTAATAAAGGTGTTTTAGTCAAGTATCTACAACATCTGACTATATCTTGATTAGAATTGATTCTATCTATTAAATACTTTTTTATATTCATACTCATAGAAATTTTATTAGAAAAAGGAATATCTTTATTGTATTGATCTGTATAATAACTCACTAAAACATCTTCCTCCCTTCTCTAATAAATTAGAATTCCTTTTTTGACAACTTCTTTATTATCGAAAATTAAAGACACTTTAACTACATTAGGTTTTTTGGTTGCCTTAGCTGTTAACTTATATAATCCATCTTCAACCTTTTCAGTAATTATGTTTTCACCTACTACTTTTAATTCGGCTGATTTTGGTTGAACTTTAATGTTAAGGCTTTCTCCACTATGTAATTTACTAACATTTAAATCCATTGATGGTTTAAAATCTTCTTCTGTTTTTTCTTCATTTATTTGTTGTTTTTCAACTTTATTATTTGTTTGTACTTCATCTAATAAAGTTCCATTTTCCGCTATATTTAATTCAGGTTTATCTAATCCAGGTCTTAATGTACTAAGTATCATTTCCATTACATATAATCCATCTAAAATAGCACTATTTATTTTTGTAACTTCATAAACAATTTTATTGTCAAATATAAACCTCATATTCTCTTTATATCTGTCAGTCCATTCATTTTTTTGAACCCATACTTTAAGACGGTCATCTCTTTCTTCATAATAATGGTTATCTTTTATACCCTTAGTTCCATAAGTTGTGTTATCTGCAACACATTTAATTGGATATGGTTGTCCTTCACACATAAGAGTTTGATTACAATATCTTATTTTTGCCTTTAAATACGCCTTATGATTATCTACTCTACTTATAATTAAATAAGTAACATCTTCATCATTATCTGTATATCGAATATAATCTCCTCTTTTTATTTTGGTATCCATAGTTACTTGAAGACTTCTTTCTTCTTTGTTTTCAGCCATAGGATTTAAAGTATTTTGAATTAAAACTCTAGTTGATTTTTTATCATCATTTATAAAAACATCTTCACCTTCAATGCCTTTTAACATATGTTGTTCAAAAATAAGTTTCCCACTATTAATTTTTGCTTCATTAGGTGAAAAATCATAATAATCAAAAGTTTTCATTTTAATCACCTAACCTTTCAGCTAAATCACTATCTTGAATTAAAGATAAATATGTTCTTTTAAATTCCTTAATGGTTCTTTCTCTTGCCACACATTGAGCTTTATAATCTTTAATTCCTAAATCTTTAGCCACAACATTATACAAACTTGTAAATTCTGTATATTTAAATTTTGCAAAATTATAAGCTATAATATTAGCTAATATAAGTAATTCAATATCTGTAAGTTTAGTATTTAATTTTTCAGTTTCATCATTACTTATAACGTTGCCATTAAAGGTTTCATATTTAATAGCTAATTGATTATATTTAGCGATAGAATTCCTAATCATATTTTTTATTATCTTTTCATTCTTAGGTATTTCATTAAAAATATATCCACATTCACTTATAAAAGTTTCCCATATTTCATCATAGGTAGTATTATTCATTAATTCACCACCTTATTATTCTTCTGCAAATAAATCTTCTATTGATAATTCTGATCCTATTAAATCTTTAATCATTTTTTGTTTATTTGAATTTTCTATTTTTATTTCTTTAGCAACCTTGTATATGAATTGTTTTGTTCCAAAATCCTCTATTTCAGAAAATGCTTTTTCCATAGATTTTAAGTTTCCTTTTAATATTTTTTCTACTTCTTCTTTTGTTAGGGCATTAACTTCGTATTTTTCAATATCTGGAATTTCTTCTTTTAATTCTTCTACTAAATCATCAGTCATTTTTTTGCTTAACACTAATTTTCCACTTTCTAATGCTGATGAACCCATTGCTATAAAATCATACACTTCCCTTGGTACTTTTTTTGTACTAGGTACTCCATTTTTAGCACCCAACCATTCATATCTTTTATTTTCAAAATTTACTACATATGGCGTAGGTCTATGTCTTTCTAAAATTATTTGTTCTTCCATTTTTATATCCTCTCCTTTAAAAATAAATAATATAAAAAGAGATGGCTTTTAAACCACCTCTCTAATTAAATTAAAGTGTTATTGAATCGTCTTCTATTACACCTAAGTATCTACCATTTAATAATGTAACGTCAGCATCAAACTTAACAGTAAGTTCAACTCTTTCTGTTTCAGTATCTACTTTAGAATATTCTCTTCTGTTACCATATTCAGTAATACCAAAAGGTTTGCCTTTAGCATTTGATGGGAACATAAATCCTTGTTTTACACTAAATTTAACTTTAGAGTTTTTATCATCAATCCAAGGATTAGGGAATGTCATAGCTATTGATTTAGAAATTTTTGAAGGTACTAAATCTTCTCTTAGCATATCTTTAACTTCATCTGTTAATAATGAAGCTTGAGTTGTTGGTATTTGGTCTGCAAAATGATTGATTAAAGCAGTATCAGCAACAAATAATGGTCTTCCACCACCTAATCTTATCATTGTGTTTTCAACTTTTTGGAAATCAGCTAATTTTAATCCTGAACCTTCTTTAGTGTTGTTAGTTGGTATTTCAGCATTCTTAATAGATTCTTTCATACAAGCAAACATTAATTCAAAGAATTTTTCTATTTTAGCGTTAGCTAATAATGTAACAGCATCTTTGAATCCTTGTTTTGGATCTGCTAAGAAACTTGTTATTTCATAATAAGCACCATAAGCAAAAGTAGTTCTTTTTGCCATTTTCTTAGTATCTTCAGCACCTATTCTAACTAAGTCTACTCCTGAACCATTAGCAGCATAAAGAATTTTACCCTTTGCTGTTTTTGGTATATCATACATAACTACGGCATCTATATCAACTTTTTTATATTGTGATAAAAGATTTAATATTTTTGTTATTTTTGGTTCTGCTATTGTTTCCGCAGTTTCCACTATTAATTTATTAAATCTTTCTAAATTTTCAGTTGAAGGCATTCCATGTCCCCATGTTTTTTCGCAAATATCTAAGAAATCTTTTTCATCAACATTTACTTCTTCTTCTCCTACTTTTTGAATTAACATTTTATTTTCAAAAACTCTAACTCCTAAGTTCTTTAATTTTTCGTCTATTGTCATTCTTTTTATTGGCATATATTAATTCCTCTCTTTCTTATTATTATTTTTTATATTACATAGCCACTTCTAGTCTTATTGTTTGTTGTCCGCCTAAAGTGTTACCTTCAACATCTACAACTATATATTTATTACCAGCAGTTGCTAACTTTGAATCACTCTTTTTAACATCTACTATAAATTGTTTCTTTTCTGGATCAAAATAAGCTTCCATACCATTTTTAATTGCTGATGAACCATCAGATGCAACAACATTAGAACATTCAAATCTTTTTCCGAAATCTTGTATCACTATTCTTCCTCTTTCTCCTTTTCCGTTGAAGAAACCACTTATGTTTTCTCCTAATTCAGCCATATAGTTTTCGGGAGAAGCTACTAAATAACCCTTATGAGTTACATCTGATAATAACTTAAATGTTCTTTCCCCTTCTTCGTTGAAACCAAGTTCAACTATCATATAGTTATCTATATCTGCCTCAGCTATAGCTCCTTGATTTATTGTTCTTACTTCTGCGTTGTTTAATGATCCTACAACATGTTTACTTTTTTTATCTGTTAATGCTTTTAATACTTCACTTGCCATTTAAAATTCCTCGCTTTCTATTTTCTTTTATTTATTTTTTATTATTTAAATCCATATTTACTAGCACCATTTTCATCATTAGGAACTAAATTATCCATATTAGCACTATTATCTATAGATTTTGTTTTTACTTTGTTTTCATCTTTAATTTGAATTAAATTCACTATAATAGAATTAAGTTCATTTTTCTTATTAGAATCCTTTACAGCTTCTTTTAATAAGTTTTGAACTTCTTCTGATTTAAACTTCTTAGAAGCTCCTAATGAATTAAATTTCTTTTCATATTCATTACTTAAGTCTTTTAACTTATCTTCTTCTAATCTAGCCTCTTCTTCTTTTTTAATTTTTTCATATTCATCAACTAAAGGTTTCATAAAAGTAATTTCTTCATTTAAAGCTATAATTTTTTCATTAGCTTGATTTAAATTATTTGAAATTTCTTCTTTATCTTTAATTAAATCCTCTTTTTCTTTTTTAAGATTTTCCACTTCACCTTCTAAATTAGATATTTTATCTTCTAATTCTTTAACAGCTTCGTTTTTTGCTTGTTTTGGTTCTTTAGGAGATTCTTCCTCATCATCTTCTTTGTTAGCTATTTTTAATAGTTCTTCTGGAACATTTGCATATTTATTAAAGATTTCTTTATCTACGCAACAAGCTATTTGTCTTTCATCTGCTAATAAAGTAACATTAAACAATTCTTGCATTTCGTCAGCACTTAGCCAAGTTTCATTTGCCATTTTCTCTCTAAGCATGTCTTCTGTTACCCCTTCTTTTGCTCTTTCCATATATAGAGGTATTATTACATCATTTTCAATTTTGTCTAAAACCTCTATTTCTTTTCTCATTTCATCTGCATTTCCCCATACTCCACATAAAGGTTTATGTATCATCATTATTGATTGAGGATATACAAATATTTCATCTGCTATCATTGGAAGCCATGAACCACATGAAGCAGCTAATCCATCTATGTAGGCATTAATTTTAATACCATTTTCTTTAGCACGTCTTAACATTGCTATTATTGATTGAGTAGTAAAAACACTACCTCCTGGACTATTGATATACATATTTAAAGTTGAACCTTGTGTCATGTTTTCTAATGTATCTTTGAAATCTTTAAATGTAACATCAGATTCATCCCATTTGTCAGCTCCACCGCAGATTTCACCATAAACATAAAGTTCACTATCTTTATTAGCTATATTTTTAAATTCATAAAATCTTTTTTTAGCCAACTATTGTCAACCCCTTTCTTTATTATTTTTTTAATATAAAAAAATCAACCTTAAACACTAGGTTTAGGTTGACTATTACCACCATTTTCCTCAACTGTTATAGTTGAGTCATTATTTGATTGTTCTCCTTTTGGTTTACCAACTTCTTCATCGCCACTCATAGTATAAGTAGACATAGGAGGTTTAATCTTCTCTCTTAAATCCATCTCTTCTATTTCATATATAGAATTTTCTACATAGTCATCAAAATCCTCTCCCAATAATTCAACTAATGGCTTCAATGAATATCCTAACATGTGTAATTCTTTAAACATCTTAGCCTTTTCAGTAGTGGATAATGGATAACCTTTCTCATACTCTAAATAGTAGTCTTGTCCTATATCAGAAGGTAATATTATCTGAAATAGCTTGTTATAAACTTCAACTTCTATACTCTCTAATAACTCAGAAATTCTATTATATATAATTTCAAGATTTAAATTAGCACTAGCATAATTACCACCTTGACCATTAGTTAAAGTTCTAGCTATTCCTATGTCATTCCCTATATCTGAATTAATAGATTGAAATTTCTCTGGATTTAATACATTTGTCTGAGGTGCTTTTTGTTCAAAATCACAAAACTCAGGCAATATAACCACAGAAGTTTCACCATCTTTATTAGTATTTAAAACTCTTTTAACATCTTTAGCAATATTACTTCTAACTACTTTACCAACTGCTTTCCATCCATAATCTTCAGGATTTTTATCATTACCTATAGTTAATACACTAACTGCATTCATAACTTTATTAGCAGCTACTTTTTCAAGATTTTTTAATTTCTCTTGATGTTTAATATCTTTTATAGCTGGAGTATTCCAAGGTAAACCAAATCTTTGATTTCTTCTTAAAACATGAGTTCTAATGCAAATACTTCTTTCAATAGGAAACTCAATATATCTACAATTAGAGTCATTGGCATAATCATTTAACATTTTTTCATTTATATAAGGATTTAATTCTTCAAATAAACCTTGTTTATAATCATCCTCATCCATATCATTAAAATATGATAAATCACACCATATAGTCCATTTACCTCTTTTCCTTCTAGCTGGAAAGAAACATTCTAAGTTATTAAATAATATTGGATATGGAGTTTCTTGTATTTTATTTTTTTTACCTTTTTTGTTAGGTGAACCACCCACCCATAAACCACATAAAGTACCAGACGATATTGTTTGAGATAGTATATCTCTAGTTAGTTCTTTATGATTAATATCTTTCATAGCTCTTCTACAAGCTAAAGTATATTCATTATTTTTATTATTTAGCTTTAATGTTTTAATACTATAATTTAATTTAGGTAATATCCTCATTAAATCAAATAATTGGAATATATCTCCATTACTTATGTATTGATATATAGCATATTTCTCTAATTCTTTTTTATATTTTTGAGGACTAGCTAACCATTGTTTAATAGTATCCATACTAACTTCATTAGTTACACCATCAGTAAATAAATCACTCGTAAAAGCAATCGGCATTCCATCATTCACATAATCATAACCGAATCCTGGTTCACCTTCTTTAATTACTGTCATAAAATTCACCTCCATTCTATATCCACATTACATAATCATCTTCTTCATCAAAAGTAACAGTTCTAGCTGTTAATTTGGTTTCAAACTCTTCTTGTATAAACAAATTTCCCATAGCTGCACAAACATATCTATCCTTTGTACCAGTTGATGGTTCTTCTAATTTAATATTTCCTCCATCTACATAATTCTTTTTAAGATTTATCATTTCATTTAACGTTAAATCAGATTGCATATAAGCTAATTCAAGCCACGCTCTATATTCTGGAGAACCACCTTCATATTCTTTTTTATCCATTAAATAAGCTTCTCTACATTTTGTATGAGAAATTAACATTTTATATTTTTTATTCATTAAACTACCTAGCATTGTTGTGTGCATTTGATGATTTGACTTTGAGCTACCTATGAATGCCCACATTATAGGTGCAGCACTAGGATTTTTACATCTATCTGCTAAATTTTCATTATTAAAAACTTTTATTGGAGGATATTCTGTATCTCTCTCTTTATCATATAGAGTCTTTGCCATACTATCCGTTAAGTTTGTTCCATAGGTTCTTGCATCAAAAACAAAATAATCTGCACTAAAGTCTTCCATTAATTGTCTTACTCTAATTGCTTGACTATCTATATCTATACCTTCAAATGTTTCAGTATAAACTTCTTGTCTTTCATAGTGATCTTGCACTAATAGTCCTCTGATACATTTAATAACTGAATTATCGTTTTTAGTTGTCTTTGTTGACTTTGACATTGCTATATCCATAGATACTATTCTTACTTCACCTTTTTGTTTTGGGATATTACCAAATCTTTTATATTTATTGTTATCTTTTGAAGCAAAATACTCTTCTATTGTTTTTGGATACCATGCTTTTTCTATGGTTTGAGCTTCAGATAATAAATCAAATGTATAATATTGATTATCACTTCCGCCAATCATTAAATTTTTATATTCCATATCAAAAGTAACACTATCTAATTTTTTTCTTTCTCTTAATAATTGATTTTTTGTACGTATTCCATGTTTTAGCGTAAGTGCATAATCTGTAGCAAATATCATAGCTTTCTTTTTATATGTATCTTTAACTGTATCTATTATAAATTGCCATATCCAAGAACTTTTATAATAGGCAGAACTAAGATATATCTCTCTTGGTTCTTCAGCTAAATGGGCGTATTCGGATTTTTTAATATAAGGTGCTTGTCTTATTATTTCAGTTGGCGATAAAATTGCATCGATATTGGATTTTTTAACTAATCTAAATTCATCTATGATTAGACATGTACTTCTCAACCCTCTAGCTTTATCATCAGCAGTAGAAACAATAAATGAACTACCATTATGAAATACTACCTCTATTGCATTTTGCGAGGTTTTAATATCTTTAATCTCGCCCCGTAAATTAGGAGACATAACCATCAATTCTTTCTGAATTTTCTCTGTAACTAATAATCCACCTTGCTTCTTAGTTAAAGCTGTAGCTAATATTTTACTGTTTGGATATAATATACAAACACAACATGCGTATAAAGCTGTTATAAAAGATTTAGCTATACCCCTAGCACATAATAGAATAACAAGTGGGCTTAAATGCATTAAATAAAGCATTATTTTTTGATATAGGTGTAATTGAATTCCTAAATAATGCTCTGCAAATCTATGAATGTTTCTTCTATAAAAAGTTGTCCAATTTATTAATTTTTCTTTGAATTGTTCATTTAAATCCTCAGATGTTATAACTTGCATAGGTCTCTTAGACATATCGTTGCTATTTTTATATTTTTGTTGATTATTCTTATAATTACTATAACTAGCCATTATTCTTCACCATCTTCAACATTAAATTCGTGGTCGAATTCTCTAGTGTTAGTAAGCAAATTCTTTAATGGTCTAAGTATAAATCTATCAAAATAACCCTTTATACCATCAAAATCTTCATATATACTTTTATCCTTGAAATATTCCGCTGGTTCATTTTGTTCTATATCTTCCAACCATTTCCCATATCTTTTAGCTGAATCAGTTTCATTCATAGCACTCATGGTTTTTGGTGTTAAATTAGAATTGTTCATTAATTCAAGTAATGACTTTTCTAGTTTATCTGTTGGTTTTCCATTTTGTCTAGCAATTCTAATATCTAATTCCTTAATACATATAAGTTTAACTAATTTTTGTATGTTAAATTTCTTACAATCTGTATTTGTAGTCCAATTATAATAATTATTTTCTAACCATTGTAATTCATCCAATGAAAATCCAGAACCCCATTTATTTAATAATTCTCTTTCAGATAATTTTCCTATGTCGCTTTCATCATATATAAGTTTTTTATCGGTTATATCTCCATCTTTCCAATGTTTGTCTTTATAATTTAAATAAACTATCCTCATATAAGAGCCTAAAACTTCTTTAGAACCATTTAATGAGGCATTCCACTCTTTTTCATAGAAAGGAATATCATATATTTGTAATATATTTTTAAATTTATCTAAATTAATTTTTTTATCTTCGTAAACAAATTTTTTAAGACAGTGTTTACAAATTGAGAGTCTACCGTTATGAAATATTTCCTCATTAGCTGTTGAATAAAAGTCTTTCTCATCTAAGAGTCCTGAAGCTTTTTTGCATTTTGGGGATAATTGCATAGTACAGTAATAAATTTCTTTATCTTTTGCCAATATAAATCCTCCTTTCTATATAATAAAAAAGAAGCCATTTACATAGCTTCTTTTTTATATTCTAAATTTTTATTTGATGTTAAATTCTTAGGTAATACATCGTTATATTTTCCTTTAAAATATTCCTTTGTGAATTTTTCGAAATCCCTTTTGTTAAAATTATTATATCCGTAATTATCATGAAAACATTTATGAATTTCTCTATTCAAACAAACACCCAAACCATATTCTTTATGTTTTTTTATAAATGTATTTTTTATTAAAAGTTGAGTTTGTTCATCATAACAAGATAAACTTTTTTGTATTTTTAAGTTTAAATCACTAAAAGTTTCTTTTATAATCAAATTAAAAGGATATAAATGATGTATATTATCAAATTTTTCTCCAGATAAAACACATTTATAATTACACTTTTTCATACTATCCTTTTTCCATTCAACTATAGTTTCTCTTAAAGCTTGTGATATGTCAGTAATTCCACCTAGCCATCTACCATTCTTTTCTCTAAACAAAGGTGAAATATGAATTGGATTATTATTTCCAGCCCACTTCCCTTTTGTTCTCTTTCTTATTTTGTCTTTTTCTTCTTCTGTAACAATTCTTCCTTTCCAACAACTTATTAGTTTACCCTCTTTGAACAAACGTTTCTTGGTTTCACTTTGCTTTCTTTTTTGTTCTTCTGTTTTAGGAACTCCCTTAAAAATCTTACCTATTTTTACTCCTTGAAGTTTTCTTGTTTCAAATTTTACTTGTTCTATTTTCTTCAATCCCATTCTCCAAGCTTTATCATTTAATTGTTTTCTTGTTAGATTTGGATAATAATTTTCAATTAAAAATTCATTGGTATAAATAGGATATATCAATTTAAATTTTTCATTTTCTTCATCATTCCATCTTTTTCTTTTTTGGTAGTTGTTTTCTTCAATTAAAAACTTTCTTCCATTGCATTCTCTACAAACGTTTCTTAGACCGGTTTTACAACTATTGTCTACAGGAAAATATGTTTTATTATTTGGTAAAATCCTCTTACACTTTTTGCATAGTTTTTCTTCATTATCTTCTGTATAAGATTCATTTTTCTTCAGTTTAAGTTGATGTAATTTATATTCAATAGATTTTTTTGATCTATCCTTTAATATTTTTTGTAAATCATTTACACACAAGTCTTTATAATTGCCTCTTAAAACTTTAATTTCTTCTTCAGTCCATTTTCTCATAATTCATCAATCCTTTCATCACATTGTTTTATTTATTTTGTAATATCTTTTAAATCTTTCATTAATTTATCTGTTTTTTCAAATATAAATATTAAATATTTCCTATTGTTTCTATCTCTATCTATTTTTATTAACTTATTACCTTTATCTAAAAGTTTATTTGCATCATTATAATTTCTTATTATTTGCATAAATTTCACCTCTTTATAACATTATTATACATTAATGTGAAAATAATCTCAATAAAAGACACCTATTAATTAGGTGTCCTATAATTCAAATTATTTAACATTCAATATATTTTTTAATTTCTCTAGTAATATCATCTTTAATTTTCTTTTTACTTGATTTAATGATAAGTTTTATAGGTGTTTTATTATCCCATTCTGGATTCTCCATGTCTTCACGAACAATTATTTTGTAACCTTTATAATCAGCTAAGGCTACTACCCAATTTGTTCTATTTCCATTTTCTTCTGATAATAAATCTTTAAATTGATCTTTATTCATTTCTATATGTATAATTTTATATTTTAGTTCTTTAGCTCTATCAATACCTTTATTTAATCTATCTGTAATATTTGTATTATACATTTTACTCACCTCATGTTTTATATTTTTAATTCGCTAATTATCTTTACTATTTTTTCATAGCTTCTTTCTTTGCTTATGTCTAAATTAGCTATGACTTCACATTTAGAATCACTTTGTTTCCCAATACATAATAAATACTCTGGATTACTCTCTAAATAACCCAAAGCTGAAACTACATCATTTGTTTTATATTCTAAGTCACTGTAATCACTAACTAATACATATATAATGTCATTTCTCATTATCTTTTCTAACATTGATATAGGTGCTATTAAACTTCTTGAATGGTCAATTCCATATCCACGAAAATCTCCTATTGAAACACCTATCATATCTAAAATATCTTCGTTATTTATTAAATATTCTTTCATTCTCTCTGTTATTAAGCCAACAAAAGCTTTTAATCCTCTTAAATTTTGGCTTAATGTAAAACAACGAATTCTCTTATTATTTTTATTATTTATAAATTCTCCACGATCTTTGTTCATATATATTGGTTTAAATTCATTAGTTTTTATTATATAATCATAAGTTTCTTTAATATCTTCTTCATCTTTACAATAAACTATTATTTCATCTCTCATTTCTCACCTTACACTTTATATAAAATCATTGTTTTATATTATCTGATTCTATTTTATCTTTAACTTTTAACTTGAATTCTTCCCATTCTTCTTTAAACATATATTTCCAACTAGTATGTATTACATTAGCTAATGCTAAACATAAACAAATAACATATATCCATTCATTGATAAAAGCTAATAAGAAACCTATCATCAATATTAATCCTGATAATAATAATCTTTTAATTGGTTTCTCCATCATACCCCAAGCTGTTTTAATAAATTTCATAATAGTACCTACCTTCCAATATGATCTAAACTTTTAATCATACCTATAATTCTTTCTCTAGTCATAGTGGTTTTATCATTCATAGGTATATTTTCTAGTTCAGTAAATAAATTCTTCCTATAATTATTAATTCTTTGGGTTAAAGGTAATTCTTCTTTTGATTCATCGGAACTTATTAATCTTTTAGTTTTATATTCTTCATCTGGTGGTAATATTATTATTTGTTGCTTACACCCTTTGATTGAATCAGGAATACCAAGATAATATCCATCAGAAATTCCTATATCATAGTTAATTCCTTTAATAAAAATATCACTCATTATACACTTTATTTTTATCTTATTCTTATTTGTAGTTACAACAAATGCTTCTCTAACACGATAATCTGTATCAAGTGTTGATATTAAAGAATTTTCTTCCTGTGTTATTTTTAATAGTTTATCTTCTATAGTTTTGTAATTACCTATATATAAGACTTTAATATCTTTATCAGTGTTTAATATTTTTTCAATTATTGTAGTCGTAGCACCTTCTCCTCTTTTGCAATTAACATAAATAAGATCTTCCTTTGCGTTTAATAATTCTTCTTTCCAATTCATAACACACTCACACTCCATTTTTTATTTATTGGAAGTATTATTATATACTCCAAGCATAATTAAACTAATAATTATCTTTGCAATATATAATTAAAAAGAAGCCTAAGAAATTAATCCTAGACTTCTAAATCTTTATTTTTCATTAAATTCATTTGTATTAAATTTAAAATCATTATTATATATAATTGATTGCAAACTTATTTCTGCAACTAAAGAGGTATAATATTCTAAAATTTCATTTCCTATAATTATTGGAGTATTCCTATATCTACATTCTAAATCTTCTTTTTTGTTTAGCCCTTTATAAATCTCAAGTTTATTTGTATCAAGATTAATTAAATATCCCCACTCACAATTTAAACCATCTCTTATAAAATCTATATCATTATAAAATATTATTTTATCTTTATTAAATAATTCAATAATATTTTTACCAAAGACTTCATCTTTATTATCATCTTTTGTTTCAACAAGTTTATCAAATAATTCTTCTAAATTAACTTTACGAATTATGTCCAATACTTTATTTCCTAAATGACTTGGGTAACTATCTTGTGCATTTAAAAAACATTTATCTGTATTATTCTTTCTTATACCATATATCCCTCTAGTTCCCACTTCTCATCACTCCTTTTATAGCTATTATTAACCATAAATAAGAGTTTTTATACGTTTTATTTTAAAAATATACAAATACCATTAGGTGAAATTCATAATTGTATCTAATTAAATTAAAATTATAAAAGATATATAAATTTATTATTTTTTATTTTCACCTAATACATTTCTCTCAATTCTATCTTCAACTCTTCTATTCAACCACATAAGAGCTTCTTCAACATGGATTAAAGCTTGTTGATTGTATTCTGAAGCAAAATCTCCTTGTTGAAAACAATGTAATCTATCTCTTACTATCTCTAATAAATCAGTATCAATTACACCATGTTGAGATTTTTCTTCTTTTCTAGCACCCTTTTGAAAATTAATTGTAGTAGTATATACTGGTAATCCATTATATTTTTCAACAGCTTCAATATTATATTGATGATATGCTCCACCACAACTTTTTTCTCCCGAAGCAAATACCTTATTTAATTTTTCTCTTTTTTGAATAGTTCTTAATTCTTCCATATAATATCTCTCCTAATATTCTTTTAATCTTTCTGTTATATCTTTTATTGATTTCTCATATTTCATTACTTTTATAGCATTTCTATCTGCTATTTCTTTAAATTGATCTCTTTCACTTTTTGTAATTTCTAATTGTTTCTTTAAATCTTCAATTTCTTCTTTTAAAGATTCTATAGTTTCTGTAATTTTCATAAAACAACACCTCTTACTTTATTTTTATATAAAAACATTTTCATAAGTTTCTTCGAATATATCAGGTTTACAAGGATAAAATTCACCTTTAACGCCTTTAATCAAATAATCACCTAAACTGCAAATCATTTCTCCTTCTAACGTTGGTATTATTAAACAAGGTTCACCATTTTTATCATAACTAGGTTGTATATTAAATTGTTGTTCATTAGCCCAATGATATACCATATCCTTTGTTTTATTGGTAAAATGCATAGCTTCAATTTCAATTGGTTTCTTCCTATATTTATTTATCATTTTATTCACACCTTTCATTTTATTATTTTTAAATAAAATCCAAAATTTAACTATAATATAAGTTACTTATTTTTCTCTTTAGGTTTTTTATCATCTTCAACTTTAAATTTTATATTTTTAAATAAAAGATTTTTGAAAAATTTTGTTATATCCTTTAACTCTTCATTTTCTTTGGTGTCATCCAATATAAATTTTATTTCTTTTAAACTTGCATTTTTGTCATTGCTAAATATAATAACAGGCTCAGAAACTTCCTTGCATTGAAATTTCATATCTTCATATATTACATTCATATTTCTATAATCTCTTGTTGTTATTACTTCTTTTCTACAGTTAGGCAATTCACGAGTTGGCATAACCGTTTGTATTGAAAAATTTTTATAGTTACATCTAAAATATTCTAATTCATCATCTTGAACTGCTATTTTAACATATATATAATCTTTGTTATTTATTTTATACCTTTTAATTATTTTTGTTGTATTAACTTCAATTTTACATTTACTGTCTTTGTTTTTGCCATTTAATATTAAATTACATACGCCCATATAAACCTTTTTCATTTCAACATCTCCTAATATATACTAACTATATATCTCCATTTTAAGAATGCACTTTCTTGCTTCTTTTCTTTTGCCTCATTTAAAATATCTTTATCTAACCATAACATCTCAGTCTCTTGAGGTATAAAATTACCGTTCTCATCTTGTATATCTTCTATATATAACATATCATGTACTCTAGTTAGCATTAAATATTTTGAATAAATGCTAACATTACTAGATAACTCAAACCCTTCCACTTCTCCAGTAACATCAAATAATAACTGCTTTATCATTTCTGCATTACCACATATGTTTATATAATCATTTTCTAAAATCTCTTCTTTAAAATCTATATTCATTTATCCAACCTCTCAATTTTTTATATTTAATTTCATACAGTCAAATTATTCTTTTAAAAACACATCACCAAATTCAGTATTTTCTAAACATCTCATTGTTTCAATGATACAGTCTAAATACGTCTCATTTTTTAACATTAATGATTTTAATGTTTTTCCAGTTTCCGTTTCGGTTTTTTGCCATGTTTCTAAAAAAGGTTTATGTATTTTAATCATTTGTTTCAATTCTTTTATTTCAGTATTACAATTACTTGCAATCTCATGCAAACTAAGCCATATTGGTTTTAATATTTCTTCTTTGTATTCTTGTTTAAACTTTACAACTTCTGGATTTTCAATTTTTGTTTTTTCTTCTATACACATAATTAATCTCTCCTAATTTAAAACTATTGTATAATTTTCAGTTATTCCATTACCTTCTTCTAGTTTAAATAATTTAGCCATAGACTTAGAACCTTTCTTTAGTGAGTCTGAGTATGGATCACTACCTACTATAGAAGGAACTATTACTAATTCGCTATTACCATTTTCACTCTCTCCAACACTCATTTGTTGTCC